GGTTATCTTGTTCTAAATTCATTGGATCTCCTTCAAACTCCATATCTTTATCCATCAATACATGGTTCATTTGTTGTTTCATAATATACTTACCATGCTCACCTTTATATTTTACAATATTTAAAATGTTATCCATCGTTTGTTTGTAGTTTAGGATATAATGATAATATTGTTAAAGGTAAAGGTTGATTTTGTCTAACAAAGATAAAGCCATCAGTTTCATAATTACCTCTAAACTCTATCTCTTTATCTCCTGTAAATACTGCAACACTACTATCCATAAGATCTGCTGAAGATCTAAAAGGTATTCTCTCCATGTTATTTAGATCTGGACCAACTTCTACACCTAGTGTTTCATATAATCTTAATGTTATTTCATAAATTCTTTTTGTCTTAGATTGTGATGTACCATTCTGTGAACCAGCATCTATTCTCATAGTTTGTAATAAAGATGTAAATGCTAAACCAACTTTAACTTTACTTGCTGATCTACTTAAAGTTATTTCTCCAGAACTAACTACTGCATCTGGATGAGTTGCACCATCAGCTAATACTGAAACTGTTTGACCTTCAAGATGTGATAGACCAGAAATAGTAGTAGCAGGTGAACCATCATAACTTAATTGTGAATCTAAAAAATTAAATGTTGTGTCATCTGTTTGATCAAAGTTTAAGTTGTGAATATATTCTATATATCTTTTTGTAGTACCATCGATTGTTCTTTTAACAATTACCCATGTTTGATATTCTGAATCATCTGTAGGAATTGTAGCAACACTTTCACAGATTGCATTACCACTACCAAATGATCCACCAAATATATGTCTATGCCAAGCAACAACTTGTTGTTCTCTTTGATAAGTTAATCCAATTAATTGACCATCGTTTCTTACACACCAAATGATTTGGTTAGGTTCTTGTTGATACGATAGTTGTTTGAATCCACCTTCTGAAATGTGTTCGGCAAGGATAGTTAAGTCTGGAGCTATGTAACCATCAACATCAAAGTTGTAAGCTAGTTCTCTTAATTTTCTTTTAGCTCTTTGTAAAAACAAAGTAGCATTACCAACAGCAAGTGCATCAACATTTGCAGCACCATTGTTAGATTGTTTTTTAATTAAAATATTTGTAGGTGTGATTGCTATATCTGTTCCACCACCACTAACTGCAAATTCACCACCAGCTGTTCCAATAATTAAAGTTCTTGTAGCTGTCATAAATCGAATTGCATTTACTTGGTTAGATGCGATTGTATAAATGATAGCATCATCATCAGCTACTGTACCATGATAGTTATCATCCATGTTTTCATAATCACCAGATTTAGAAAAGAATAATGTTTGTGGTTGAGATAATGTTGCAGCAAATACTAATCGTTGTTCAAAAAAGGTTACGCAAGATGGATGACCTGTCGTATCTGAGAATGAACCTAATGCAAAGTCTGTTGATGCTGAACCAGAAGAAGGAGAAGCAATACAAATTGAAACTGCAACTGTTGGTGATGTATATGCTGTAATTTTATAATGACCATCTTTAAAATGTACTAATCTTCCAACATCAGTTGTTAACCAACCTTGATCATTATTAACTCCAGTAGTAGATGATAAAGTTAAATTACCACTAGATCCAACAGCAGTATGACCAGCTGCTAATGTTGTTGTAGAAATATTATGATCCATAAATGGACCATTTTGAAAATCAACAGTTGTTAATGTCCAGGCAGTATGACCTGTTCTTGATAACTTTCTTACTGCATGATTAGGATGACAAAGATACATAACATCAGCAGATTGTGCAAACTTAATATCAAATAGTTCTGCTTCTAAATAAGGTGAACTAATTTCATAAGCTGATCCACCAGATAATATTTGACCATTGTCTTTATAAAATCTTATGTACTGATCTCCAAACTCAAGTATGTAAGTTTGTGTTGTAGAAAATTCAAAAGGAATAAGTCTTGTTTCTTTTGTAGAGTCTTTTACTTCTGCTACATATTGTGTACCAGATCTTCTTGCAGCACTACCATGTGGGTAGATGATCATGTTTTCTAATGTCTTACATCCTGTAGGATATTTAGCTAAATCATTTCTACCATCTAGTCTTGGTGATAATTCACCACCAGTAAAATTGGTTAATTGTACCGCAACTCTAGCCATGCTTTAGTACCTTGAGTTTATAAATGAAGAAGCTCCTATTACATCTGCTTGACCATTATCTGGATTAGTATTGTAACCTTCAGTAGCATCTGTAAATCTAGCTTCCTTTAATTTACTTTGAAATAAATTATACATATTTGTTGCAGTAGGATTAGATGATGTTACTGCGTATGCAATGTCTGCGGCTAATGCAGCTGAAATAGTTTCTCTTAATAATTCATCGTATTGATTTGGATCTTCTATTCTTGAGATGTATTGAATCTTAACTGTACCATGATTTGCTAAAACTTTTCTACCTTCAATCTTATAATCGTAATCATAATTTAAAATTGTTAATACTCTTAAACAATCAGCAGGTAATGTAAATTGATATGAGAAACCCCATGAAGGAGTAGCTGTATCTCTTGCAAGTTCAACTCTTTTAATTAAACAATTCCAAGGATGAGATCTAAATAAACTATCTCTTATTTGTGTGTATCTTGCATTGCAAAGTCTTGCGTTCTTAGAATCTTCTGTCAATGATAATATTGTAGATGCACCAAGTTGATTTAATGCTCCATTACAAATGTCTACTACTGATGCCATATTACTTCCTTATAATATACTTTCTTCTAATCTGTCTATCTTTTTCTAATGCAAAGATCTCTTCTGTAGTCTTTTCTTCCTTTGCATCAAAACCATAATGTACTTTACTTGTATTTTTGAATCTGTCTACCAGTACATATCGATAAACATAATCACCCTTTCTAAAATGTAATACTGTTTTTAAATCTTTTATTTGTTTCATTTGCATCCTAGGCGGCTTCCACTCTCGCTTCCACCGCCTAAAATTCTATACCTTACGCTTCGTATGCTTCGATTTTAACTACTTTGTCTTCTTCCATTCTAGTCGCACCGAATGCAGCAGAATAGTAAACTTGAGTAGCGTAACCTTTGTCAGCTCTTTCATCGATTCTTGCAGTTGAATCTTTACCAACTGCTAAACCAATTCCATCACTTACGAAAGCAATACAATCTCTTTTAGATGTAGCGATAGCCAATCTGTTAGACACAACAAAGTTGAATCCTAAGAAAGAATTAATATCGCCTTGAGCTAATGCTTTAACTGTATTGAAATCACTTGAAGTCACTTCAGTAGTTCCTAATAGATCTGTGATCTGTTTAGGAGATACGATGATGTGTCTTGGTAGTGAAGGATCAACATCAGCTAAATCAATTATTTCTTTTGCTTGTCTTAATTTAGCGATAGTTAAACCAGCAGTTCCAGCTTCAGCTATGATTTGGCTTGAAGGTAATGCAACCGCAGTACCACCAGCTACACCAGTATCAGCTGAACCAGTTGCAGCAGCGATGATAGCATCATCCATTGCTCTACCCATTGCATAAGCAGCAGCTAATGCGTAAGTAGAAGTAGGATCTACTAACATTCTTACTTTATCTAAATCATCGATAAGATCTGCAAACTCGTAGTCAACCAATGAAACTCTTCTTCTTGAGTGAGGAGTATCTGATTGAGGAGTGTCTGCGTGTCTAGTTGACCTCACAGATGCTGTTACAGAACCAACTTGGTCGAAGAAAGCATTCTTCCCTGTAACTGATTCTACTCTTACTTTATCTCGTAAAAGAGAACCTTTTTGTTGTGAAAGCATTTGTATGTTAGAACTGTATTGTTCTACAAATGCTGTAGTTATTTGAGTTGACATAATTGTCTCTCCTTAATTGTTAAGTTATTGTTAAACAAAAAACAGAGAGGTTCTCAGAAAATCTGGCATCTCTTGCATTTTAAGTCTGTTAGACTAGAGTCTATTCCTTCTTGTCAGTAAGGTTCGATTTACGAATTGTCTTACTTTTCTTTGGCGAATTTTCATCCGCCATAGAAACCCATTTATAATATTCATTGCAGATTGGCAAGGGATTTGATTTCTGATTTTCAGATCCGCTTTCTACAACGATACGCAATATTTCTAATTTAAGTTCTTGATTATCCATTCATCATTGTTCTTAAATTAAACACTTGCTGAACTACTTTGTCGTGATCTGGATGACCTTTATTCCAATATGGACCATCTCTATCATTAACAATCTTACTTATTTCAGCACTATAATCTATACCTTGAGATACACTTTCACTCTCAGTACTAACCAATTTATCTTCTGATAATAGATTAGCAATGTTTGCAAAACCTTTTATGATTGAAGGATGATCCCCTAATCGTGTACCATCTTTTAATTGCATATCTAAAATGTTTGCATCCATGTTTGCTTTTGCAACAGCTCCAGCTTTTTTAATATTAGATTCATAGTTACCACCCCACTCTTTTCTGAGTTCTTGTTCAGCTTGAGCTTGAGCAGTTTCCATGTCAACTTGATTTTGTTGCAATGATCCTTCCATAGAATTTTTATAATATTCTAAAATACCTTGAGCTTGTTTATTATTTAAACCTAGCTTGTGAGCATTTTCTGCAAAAGATTTAATTGCACCTTCATCTAATGGAACAGCTTCTGATTTAATATCTAATTGATATTTATCTGGAGACTCTGGTCTACCAAGTTTATCATAAACTTCATTCCATTGATCATCTGTTGAATTGTTATTTGGTACAGCAACTTTATCTTGACCAATCATTCTTGTTGCATTGATATAAGACTTAGCCAAAGATTCTAATTCAGTAAACTTAGAAATGTTTGGATCATTTCTTAAATCTTCTGGGATAGCTTCTTTCCAAGACTTAGCAACAGTTGGTGGTTGCTCTATTTGTGTTTCCTGCTTTGCAGGTTCTTGAGTTACTGTTTCTGTAGTAGGTTGTGTTGTCTCTGCTACAGGCACAGTTTCCTGTGTTATCTGTTCTTGTGACATTGTTATTTTCCTTTTGTGTTATCATCTTGCAGCATTGATTTAATAAATAGAAGTACGCTGCGTTGACCTTCCATGTATGCACTCTCGTGACTATCACCTTTTACATTAGTGGTAGACCAAAAGTGACATCGTTTTTCTAAATCAGATAAAACTTTTTTACCTTCATCTGATTCAAAAATCATTTTATATGCTTCTCTGATTTCCTTTATTTGTTTTTCAAACTGTTTGAGATCACTCATTATTCAGCTTCTGCATTCGCTACAGCTCTAGCTTCTTCTGGTAAAGCCTTTGCGAGTGGTGCTATTTTTCCTCCTGCTTCTGCTACTTGTTGTAGTTGTTGCATTTGTTGCATTTGTTCTTGTTGAGCTTGTGCTTGTTGTCTTTCAGCATTTAACTCAGATTGTGGTTTTAATATTTTTTGTGGAACACCTACGATGTCTGCTAAGTGTCTAACCAATTTATCCATATTGATATGATCGAATACTGGAGCAACATTTGATAAGCTACCCATAATTTCTATAGCTCTCATAATAGATTGTAGCTCAGAAGATTTCTGTGCTTTAGCTAATGGAGATACATATTCGATTTCAATATCTTTACCTGCTAAAAATTCTGGAGCTGGTCTAAATAAATTCTTTCTAAGTATTAATGAGAATGCTCTATCGATTAATGGTTTTAATAATTCAGATTGAAGTCTACCAAGAACTGGACCAAGTAATCTCATCTTCTCTTCGTTCCTTTGGATAACTTCTGTTGCTGTCATTTGTGGACCACTCTGCATCATTAATTGATTTACATAGAAAGCATTTCTGATTGAGTTTCTTCTTTGCTCTTCCATGTTTAAACCTAATGGAGTATTCGCACCAATGTTTAAAGTTTCAATTCTATCTCTTGTACCTGCTCTATAAAAATTTAAACCACCTGGTACTGTTCTTACTGGTAAAATAAATCCATCATCTGGAACTAATAAAGGTGGATCAACTTGTTTCTGTGCAGACTTGATTGTAGTCTTAGACATTTCATTTAACATCTTCACATCTGGTAAAGCTGTCATTGCAGGAGATCTTCCATAGATTTCATGCGATGCTTTTAAATATCTTGGTACTACAAATGGGAACTCTCTAAATCCAGATACAGATAATTGTTCGCCACTAGCATATTCAATATACACAGATTCAAATGGCATATTTGCTTTATCTTGTTTCTTAGGATTAAAATCAGATCTTGGATATACTGCATGAATAATTTCTACTTCATCGTAAGGATTTTTATTATTGATTGTATCAATCTTGGTTGATATTCCACTACCAAATTGTTGTATTGCAGCTCTTGCTGAAAGTTTAAATTTTCTAAATACTGTATCAATTCTACCTTTATCATTTTCAGCAATAAAGATTTCATTAATATGTCTTGTAGAAAATTTTAAAATATCATCTGCATCTTCTTCAATATACATTGCTGCTGTACCAAATGTAATTAGGTCGTGATACAGTTCAAAGATTTCTTGTTGGAAATTTGATTTATTAAATGCAGAGTACATCGTCTCTGTTGCAGACTCTAACCACTCTTTTGCTTCATCTTCATTTTCCATATCCTCTTCTTTAAATCTTAATGAGAACCAAGGTGTTGATGGGTTTGTTAACATCCCATGTAATGATGCTGCTAAGAGTTCTACTGCTTGTAATGGAGAGGAATCAAAAATAAGTTCAGTTCGTTTATCACCTCTTGATCTTAATTTAGTTACATCCGCTTTTCTTGGTTGCATATAATCTGCAACTTCTTGCCAATGGGTTTCCCAATTTTGTCTTTGAGATTTTAAACGATCAAATCGTTTTAATAAACTTTTTGTTAAATCTGTTTGTGCCATATTATTGACCTAATAAACTTTTTTTTCCTAATGTTAAACCTTCTTCTACTCCTGTTGAACCAGTAATGATTGTTGCTGATCGACCTCTTCTTTTTGTTTTTCTTGAAACTCCATCATATCCATCTTGATCCATTGCTGAACTTTGTGAAACTTCTGCTTGTGTTGGAGCAGATTTTTTTACTGCTTTTACATTTGAAGGAGATGTATCTTTACCAAAAGCCATTTTAGTAGCAGGTCTTAAAGGTTTTGGAATTGCACTACCCATATTATTTACCAAATGTTAAAGATGATTTAGTTTCTTTAGTATCTTTTTTATTAAAAACTTTATTGTTGTCTACTGAAGATTGTAAATCATCTGTGTTATTAAACTTTACTTCTTCTTTTAAATACAAAACATCTTCTTCTTTTTTTTTAAAAAAATTTAAAATTTTTTTAAACATTATGATCCTAATAATTTCTTTTTTCTAATTGTTGTTTTATTATTTGCAAGTAATCCACCAGATGTAATTACTGTTCCACTTCTACCCATACTCATTTGAGATTTACCTATTGAAGCATACTTAACAGGTTTACTTTTTGATGCTGTTACATTTACAGTTTGTGGTTTAGATTTTGGAGTAACAGGCTTTATAATACCTTGTGCAACTGCCATATTAATTAGTTTAGAAAATCTAGACATATTATTCTCCTAATAAAGTTTTAAGTTTAGTTTCTTCAGATTCTTGAATGCCTAGTGGACCAGTTAGTATTGTAGACTTTCTACCTTTTCTTCTTCTTTCCATTGCAGCTTGTTCAGCTTGTATTCTTGCTTCTTCCTCTGCACTTAGTTCTGCCTTCGGCGGTTCTGGCAAAGGTTGAACTGGTGGCGGAGCTGGCATTTTTGGTTTAAAAATTGATCCCATAAAAATCCTCAAATAATGTTATAACTATTATCTGCTACAACTTGTGGAGCAGTTTGTCTAGTATTTATTTCTTGGAGACCAACTGCTAGGTAACGCATTGCATCACAAGCATGGGAACTCCAATCGTGTACAGGTTTCGATCTGAACATTCTATTTTTGTCGATGTACTTCCTATGGTAATGTCTTAACGCATCTATCAATTTTTTGCAATGGTCTACATCGATGAAGGTTCTTGGCAAGGTCATTGAGGTTGCGTGGATTCCATCTTCAAGTGGTATTTTGGGAACTACCTTGAACCGCACACCCAGTTGGTAGGCTACCTCTCTTCTGGTTTTGCCATTACTGAAATCTGTAACTTCAATGTCGTGTGGTGCAAAGTGATCTTTGTAGATGTAATCTTTATCATTAATGACTTGAATATAGTGTGGTAAACCTTGACCTCGTTCCTCATAATAATCAATAATATTTACTGCTCTTCCTAATTGTTGAAAGAATATAATTGCGGTATGATCTGATACTCCTAAATCCCAAGCAGTATTAACAGGTAAACTTGGATCGTATGGCACTCTTGCTATTTGCTTATCGTCTTCCATTTTTGCAATGATGTCTCCATATACTGCACCCTCAATGTTTGCTATCCAATCACATTCAAATTCTTGCATATACTTCTTTTCACCCATAACTTCTTTTGCCTTGACCAATTCATCTTCATCTACAATCTTAGTTTCTGATGCTTTTGCTTTGTAGGAGAACCAATCTTCTGCACCTTGTGCGTGTTGAAATAATTCGTAAAAATTGTTGTTCATTCCTGCTGGAGTACCAATGAATACACAATAACCTTTTCTGTCTGATAATGCAGGTCTAATAATTTCTGGGAACAATTTACTGTTTACATTAGCATACTCATCGATCACACACCCATCTAGGTATATACCCCTTAACCCATCTGAGTTTTCTGAACCTAGTAATGTTATTCTGCTGCCGTTAGGCAGATCCACTCTTAGTTCTGTTTCGTTGAACTTAGTGTATGGAATTTTTGCCGTGAACTGTTTCATGTAATCCCAGGCAATACTTTTTGCTTGTTTGAAGGTTGGAGCAATGTAAGCAAATCTTGGGTTCTTCTGATTGGACAGCAATGCTGACCTAATTAGGTGGTTGATCATACATACTGTTTTGCCAAACCTTCTATGACATACAAGCACATTCCATCTGTATCTTGAGATTTGTTTGTGCAAATAGGATTGGTGTTTACGAGGTGTGTAAGGTATTTTAATTTCCATACTAATGAACTGATTTGCTTTGCATACTGTAGTTTATTGGATTGTAATCAAAACCTAATCTGTCCATTACATAGATTGTAAATAACTCCGCAGACTCATTATTTGGCATACCAAAGAATTTAATCACAACATTGTTGGTTTTTTCTTCGATATAGCAAACACAATCCATATCTTCTGATGAAAAGTAATTCATATACTACATCTAGCTTATTTAGAATTGTTTTAAAGTAAAAATGTTGTTGTGGAGAAAGGAGTAAAGCTGTGTGTGTAAGGGAGAACTTATCCAGCTAAAGCTGTCTAAGGGAGTCCTCGAGTCCCATGAATATATGTATAGTAATGGCACGGCATTTTGTGGGGGGTAGGGGGTATCGCATTTTGAAAAAACTGATCTAATCTACATTAAATTATACAATATGGTGTATCGATAATAAAAGATTATCAGTTGTTATATTTAAAAATCTTTTAAATTGGTTAGGTCAGTAATGCTGACCGAAATTTTATGTGAACAGAATTAATGCGTTGATGTATTAGAATAGCAACTTTCTATATCTCTTTCTCTCTCTTTCTCAATCTTTCAATGGTCCTTAGAATAATTCTAAACAAACATTGTGTTGTACCAGGAACACAGTTGTTGCATAAATATCACACCAATAAACTTAATAAAAAAAATTAAAAAAAAATTATTTTATGTATTGCAATCTACAAAAATATAAATATACAATTTGTATATAACAAAGAAAGGAACAATATGACAAATACAAAAGTTAAATGGTTTAATGAAGATTATGACTTAGGTTGCGATGTTTCAAAACTTGAAGAATTAGGTTTTCAAAATTCAACATGGAAAGATGACATTGCACCTTCATTTTCAAATCATACAATTCAAATTTTTTTCTTAAATAGAAGAAAGTTTAAAGAGCATGAAGGTAGATCTAAATTTAATATGATTAAAATAAATGAAGATGGTGAATTTGTTCAACATCTTTATGAAACTGATCATTTTTATAAAGTATTACAATTAGCTAAATTAAGTGAAGAATTAAAATAATAGAAAGGAAAAATATGAAAGACACAATTACATCAAGTCAATTTACAGATGAAATGATTAAACATGGTTTTAGCTATGAGGGTACAAAAGCCTTGTTTGAATATTTAACAATGTTGGAAGAAGATTGCGATCATGAATTAGAGTTTGATCCTATCGCTTTTAGATGTGACTTCAACGAATATGAAAACTTTAAAGAATTAAAGAACGATTATGAGGTTGAAGATTTGGAAGAATTACAGAACAATACTACAGTAATTGAAATTCCAAATAGTGAAAGGTTAATAATTCAAGCATATTAAATTAATTGGGGAATTGACTTTTAACAATTATACAATTAAGATAATTAAAAAAACAAAGAAAGGATAACAATGACATTTGAACAACACTACAAAAACTTAATTACAAACTTAGAAGAAAGATTTCCTAAGTTAGTAAAAAAATATGATCTTTCAATCTCTCATAGTGGGGGTGGATGTTTCCATATTGAAATGAGATTAGACAAAAAAAGATCTGTTTTGATTAATCCTTATTCAAAAGATGTTGAATATGATATTCCAAAAAATGCTAAATCAAAATGTATCTTTGGAATTTATAACGAAGATTATGAAGAACATGAAACATTTTTTACACCATTTGAAAATGGTTTAAAACAATTAGAAAAAATGAAAGGATAGAAAAATGATTGAGATATACAATAATTATGATTTTTTAGATGAAATAAAATTGGGGTTTGATTTCAATGGTTTTTTCATAACAAATCCATATTATGATGAAACTATGAGATTTGAGGTAGATCCTATTGAATACTATGGAATAACAGAAGAACAAACAAAACTATTTAAAAAATAGAAAGGAAAAAAACAATGAAAAAAATATCTAAATTATTAGTAGGTATCTTGTTCTCAGCATTAGTTGTTGCTCCATCTTACGCAGGTGAGATGACTGTAACTGGTGGTGCTACTGCAACATACACAATCGGTGGTGATGACAGTGGTTCAGGAAAAAACTTAGGTATCTCTAACGAACTAGATTTCTCTGCAAGCGGAGAGCTAGACAATGGATACACTTGGAACTACCAAGTACAATTAGATGGTGCTTCAGCAGCAAACGATGACACAAGATTAGAAATCGGAACTGACATGGGTACAGTTGGTTTCTACGTTTCTGAAGGTGGATTATCTTCTGAGTTAGCTTACGGAATCGGTGCTTTGGGTACTGGATTTGACTACGCTTCAACTTCAACATTTCAACACAGTTATGACGTTGATGGTTATTCAAACATTCAATATCACACGCCATCTGGATTACTTCCATTTGGAACGCAAATCAAACTTGGTTACGTGCCAGATATGAATGACACAACAATGATATCTGCAAAAGAAGACAACGGTTCAACACCAGCGTCACAAGCAACAGGTAGAAACTTAACACAAGCTAACGTAACATTAGCTCCACTTGATGGTTTATCACTACAAGGTGATATAGCTCAAACTTCAAATGAAACTGGCGTAGCTGTTTCAACTGAAGAAGGTATATCTGCTAACGTAGGTGCTAAATACACATTAGGACAAGTTACTGTAGGTTATGTAGAAGGTGGATACCAACCAGCTGTAGCATCTGGAGAAATAACGTACTATGAAAACAAAT